AATCTGGTAATACATTGAATGTTGCAGTTGATGACTCTTCTATAGAAGTTAGTTCAGATGCACTTAGAGTAAAAGCATCTGGTATCACAAATGCAATGTTAGCTGGTTCTATCGACCTAACTGCAAAAGTAACTGGTGCATTACCAGTAGGAAACGGTGGTACTGGTTTATCTTCAATTGCAAAAGGTTCGGTTCTAGTCGCAAACTCTGCTAACACACTTAGTGCGTTAGACGGAGGTGGTTCAAATGATGGTATCTTGACATACACTGCAAGTTCTGATACTCTTGCGTTTGCAACAGCGGTGGACGGTGGAACATTCAGTTAGTAGTCTGTAAGGAGATTGCCTAATGGCTACAACACCGATAAAACTTAAACGCAGTTTCACACAATCAATAATCCCAGATACTTCGGACTTGATTGCTGGAGAAGTTGCGCTTAATACGGTTGATAAAAAGTTTTATGTTCGTGATGGTTCAAGTCAAGTTGTTACACTTTCAAATCATTATGCAACAGACTTTGATGTTAATGTTGTAACCTTTAAAGTAACGGTTGCATCATCAACTTCTGCACACGCATATCATGGAACTGGTTCTAGTAATAAGTATAAAATTAATGGTGTATTTTCTCCTTATCTTAAATTAATTCCAAAAATTACCTATCGGTTTGACCAGAGTGATTCAAGTAATTCTGGGCATCCACTTCTTTTCTATTATGATGGAGCTAAAGCTGCTGGTTATTCTACTGGTGTCACTGTAGTAAATGGTTCAAGTGGGCCAGGCAGTGCTGGTGCGTATACTCAAATTGTTATTTCTGATTCTACCCCTTCGGTTCTTCATTATCAGTGTTCATCACACGCAAACATGGGTTGGGCATTAACAGCCAGTACAAGAAATTTAACTGGTTTTGATACTGATGATTTATCAGAGGGTTCTACTAATTTATATCACACAACTGCAAGAGTAAACTCTGCGATTGACAGTCGTGTAAATGCATCATTTATTAATAATCTTACAATCGTTGCAGATACAGCAACTGCACTTGCAAACGCAAGAACTATTGGTGGAGTATCATTTGATGGTACTGCAAATATTAACTTGCCTGGGGTTAATGCATCTGGTAACCAAGATACTTCTGGAAATGCAGCTACCGCTACTGCACTAGAAACTGCAAGAACAATTCACGGTGTAAGTTTTGATGGTACTGGAAATATTGACTTATCTGAAGTAATTCAAGATACAGTTGGTGCAATGTTCTCTAGTAATACGGAGACAAATATTACTGCGACATACCAAGATAGTGATGGAACAATAGACCTTGTTGTTTCTGCGTCTGGTATTGCAAGTGTGGCCGCAGATTCAACTCCTCAACTTGGAGGCGACTTAGATGTAAACGGTAACTCAATTGTATCTGCGTCAAACGGTAATATATCAATTACACCAAACGGTTCTGGTTCTGTTATTATTGATGGTCTTTCTCACCCACAAGCAGATGGTAACGCTGGACAAGTTCTGAAAACAGATGGTTCTGGACAACTTGCGTTTGCGTCTGTAAGTTCACTTGCTGGTGCTGGTATTCAAAACGTATCTGATGATAGTTCACCACAACTTGGTGGCAACCTAGATGTTGTTACTCATAGTATTGTATCTACTTCTAATAGAGATATTAATCTTACACCAAATGGTTCTGGTAAAGTTGTTGTGGGAACAAATGGTATTGAATTCGGAGATGGAAGTATTCAAACCGCTGCTGGTGCAACACAAGGATTCTCAATTGCAATGGCTACTGCACTTGGTTGATATAAATATAACAAAGGAAAATTAATATGGCAACTCCAAATACAAAAGATGCACTCAAAGAACATTGTCTTCGGAGTCTTGGTAAGCCTGTAATTGACATTAATGTTGATGATGACCAAGTAGATGACAGAATTGATGATGCACTACAATACTTTGCACAATACCATTATGATGGTGTTGAGAGAATGTATTTAAAACACAAAATTACACAAGCAGAAATAGATAGAGCTGCAACGAATACATCTGTTACTGCAACTGATACAGTAGATAACTCAATCACTGCATCTTGGTTAGAGGGGAATGGATTTATACCAGTTCCAGATAGTGTATTATCTGTTGTAAAAGTTTTTGATTTTACAGATAAGAATACAACAAATATGTTTGATGTTCGTTATCAACTACGTCTAAACGATTTGTATGACTTTAGTAGTGAATCTATTATTCACTATGAAATGACTATGCAACATCTAGATTTCTTAGACCATATTCTTGTTGGTGAGAAACCTATTCGTTTCAACCAACATCAAAATAGATTATACATAGACATGGATTGGAATCAAGATGTGAATGTAGATGATTTCATCATTATTGAGTGTTATCGTAAACTAGACCCAAACTCATATACAGACGTATATAACGATATTTATTTAAAGAGATATGCAACTGCTTTAATTAAGAGACAGTGGGGTGCAAACCTTTCTAAATTTGAAGGTGTACAAATGTTAGGTGGTGTAACTCTGAATGGTGCAAAACTATTTGAAGAGGCTCAGGCAGACATAGAAAAGTTAGAGGAACAAATTCAACTTGCGTATGAACTACCACCCAACTATATGATAGGATAATTTGATGCCGACAAACGTATATTTTGATACTGGAACTAAACCAGAACAACATCTCTATGAAGATTTAATGATAGAACAATTAAAGATTTATGGACAAGATGTTTTCTATATTCCCAGAACTTTAGTCAAAGAAGATAGTCTCTTTGGAGAAGATACTTTGTCTAAATTTGGGGATGCGTATCTTATTGAAATGTACTTTGAGAATGTAGAAGGATATGAAGGTGAAAAAGAAATCATGTCCAAGTTTGGTTTACAGATGAACGAGGATGTTACCTTTGTAGTTGCAAGAAGAAGGTTTGAACAATTAGTATCACATGATTCTAATTTGATTGTAAAGACAAGACCGAATGAGGGTGACTTAGTTTACTTTCCAAAAGTAAAGAAGATATTTGAAATATCTTTCGTAGACCATGATGACCCATTTTATCAAGTTCATAATATTCCAGCTTTTAAATTAAAGTGTAAAACTTTTGAATATAGTTCTGAAGACCTTGATACTGGTATCACAGAGATTGATGCAATTGAAACAGACAATTCTCTAGACCAATTAGTATATCAGATTACTATGGAGCAGTCAAGTACTACTACATATAATGAGGGTCTTGAATTAGAGGACGGAACTGGTAATGTAGAACAAGAAGGAAACACTGATAATCTTATTGGTGAAAACGAAACTGGTGGTGACCAGATTGTTCTTGAAACTGGTGACTATATAATACAAGAAGGTTATGTAGTTGACACAATAGATGAAAACGCAATGAATGATTTCTTTGAAACTCAAGATGACAACATCATTGATTTCACGGAGTCAAATCCATTTGGTGATATAGGAAGATAATATGTTAGGACAACAATTTTACCATGAAACTATGCGAAAGGTCGTAGTCGCCTTTGGTACTATTTTCAATAATATTAATATCGTTAGAACAAATAGTTCTGGTGAAATTATTCAAAGTATGAAAGTACCTCTTGCATATGGCCCAAAACAAAAGTTTTTGACAAGACTTAGAGAAGACCCCAACCTTAATAAAAAGGTTGCATTGACTTTACCCAGAATTGGTTTTGAGATTTCTGGTATTTCGTATGATGCTTCTCGTAAATTAAACTCTATTCAAAAATTTAAGAAAACAAATAATTCAGAAGATGGTAAGACACTTTCATCACAGTATATGCCTGTACCATATAATATGGATTTTGAATTAGTTGTCATGGCAAAACAGTCAGATGATGCACTTCAGATTGTAGAACAGATTTTACCTTTCTTTCAACCAGATTATACAATTACACTTAATGATAATTCTGCAATGGGAACAACAAGAGATGTTCCAATTATTTTAAGTAACGTAACATATACAGATGAATATGAAGGTTCTTTTGAAGACAGAAGAGTTCTTACATATTCATTATCATTTACTGCAAAATTTTATCTGTACGGCCCAGTTACAGACCAAAAAGTTATTAAACAAGTTCAAGTTGACCAGTATACAGACTTACCAGTTAACGCACCTAAGAGAGAACAAAGATATACAGTCACACCAAGTCCAGTAAGTGCAGATGCTGACGATAACTTTGGATTTAATGAGACTGCATCTTTCTTTGAAGATGCAAAGAATTTTGATGAAGTGTCTGGTACAGATACAGATGATGCATAAATAATAGAAAAGGATTAAGACATGGCAATTAGAAAAGTAATTTCTCGCTCTCTTGAAGACGGTACAGTTGCAACTGCTGACCTTGCAAACTCAGCTGTTACTGATGCAAAAATTGCTGCTGGTTCTGGTGGTGCTGGTGCTTTTCAAGGAGACAATGCAAGTGGAGCTCTTAATGGAGATACCACGAATGGTAAAAAAGATATTTTCAGAGTTCATGAAACAACACTCAATACTAGTGTGACTATTGCATCTGGTGATAACGCACTTGCAGCTGGGCCTTTGACTGTATCCACATCTGGAACTGTTAACTTGACTGTTAACGGTAACTTAACGATTGTATAGGGGATAGAGAATGGGTTCAACATTAACAGTAGATAATATCGTAGGTGCAAC